CAGCGACGGGCGTTGAGAGAATTATCAAAACGGCTTCGTCCTTCCAGTCTGATTGCCTAGCTTCTAACAATTTACCTTGGTAAGCTTCTTCACCACGAGCTTGTTTCTCGGCATGAAGTAATTGTGCTTCAGACATAGCCATTTTTGCTTTTTGTCTATTTGCGTATATCTTAGATCCAGCTTGTGCTGCTAATTTAATTGCTTGTAACCACATTATTTAACTCCTGTAAATTTCATACCTTTGATAGCAGCACCTGCTCCTCTGATACCATCAGGTCTATGAGGACAAACCATTTCACCACCGTCTTTAAATTTAAAATATCCTTGTCCTGTTCTCATCTCTTTTGCTTTTAATTTATTTTTTCTTTTCTTCTCTACCAAATCTTTAGCAATTTGTGCTGGACTTCTAAGTCCTTGAACAACAACTTGCATGATTGGTTTTTTCTTATTGCCTTCACCCCCTGAACTTAATTTTACGGGTGGGACTTGGGGGTTAGGGCCTCTCAATGGTGGAGGCCCTGATCTTTTGCCAGAAACTTTATACATTTTTCTTTTTCATGCTTCTTAATTTGTCAAAATCAGGAGCATCAATTCTTTTTGGATTACCTGCCATAGCAGCAATCTTTTTTTGTTTTGGTGATAGTTTAACATCGTTACCTTTGTTATATTTCATCATCATACCACCACCCATTTTTTTATTTCCTGCTCTTAATGTCATGGCTCTTTTAAAAAATGTGCTATTTCTTAATTTTGATATAGGTTCAATAACATTTGAAACTACTCTTCCAGGAAGAGTTTTTTTAAGGATACCTTTTGTTACTGCAGGAAATAATCCCACAGATCTTTTTAAAAAAGAGCTGTTAGTAATTGCTGATTTAACATTTGCCTTATCCATAGCAGATTTAAATTCTTTTAATTTAGTTGGTTTAATAAACTGTTTATATTTACTTTCTAGTCCTAGCTTTTTGCTCATTTTGCTCCATTTTTTGACGAGCTATCTCTAAACGTTTGTCAGCTTGCTCATCTTGTTGTTCTAATTTTAATTTATCAAACTCAAGTCGATCTTCAAATTGATCTTCTTGGTTTTCCATCTTCATTGTACCCTCTTGAGCCTTACGTTGTAAATCCATGGCTCTTAAATCTAGCTCTCTTTGTTTCAACATAACCACTGGGTCTGCTTTCTGCATATCTGCCATCATTTCGCCTTGTGCTAGCTGTGTAGTGATCTCGGCAACTCTTTTTGCTACCTGAGAATCAAACATCACTTTAAATTGTTGTGGATTCTCTTGTGCCATCTGTGCCATTTGTGGATCTTGTTGCATCATAGCATTAATTTCCATACTAGCTTTCAAAGAAACGTGTTGAGAGATGTGTCCTTGTAAATTTGCATACACAGGAGGGTTAATTTGCACCATTCTAGTTCTCATAAACGCAGAATGAGCTGTAATATGGGCATCATGGTCTTGTTCAGGGAAAGCCATAAGTGGTTTCATCTGCATTGCATCCATATTTTCCATTGCTGGGTCTTTTGGCATCTGTTGTTCTTTAGGTTTTAGTAATTCTGGTATTTGTTTTGCTCCTAAAGCTTCATAAACACGTCTATACGCTTCATGCATGTTGTGTAGCTGTGGATTTGACTGAGCAATTTGTAATTGTGTTTGTGCTAACGTCACTCTTTGTGACATTGAGAAGATATTTGGGTCTGCAACAGGTATAATATCTACTCTGTCATCAAAATCTACTAATTTTATCATTCTTTCACCGCCATAAACTGCGTATGGATACTCAGCAGGTAGATATTCTTGTATAACTTTTGCTAAAAGTCTAAATTCTTCCTTCATTGCGTAGTAACATCGCTTGTGAATTGCTGACATTACTCTAGAACCACGTTCTAATAGAGCAATTGTTGTTCCAACTGCTGCTTGTTGGTTACCTTCACCCACTTGTGTGTCTGCAATTGATGCAAATCTCTTACCTGCATCAACACAAAAACCTAAAAGATTGAATAAAGTTGTGCTAGGTTCTTTAAAAGGTAATAATTGAAACTGATCTCGTATGTTTCCGCCTGGTGCATCTACATCTCTAAACTCTCCTGGCTGTATAGGTTGGTCGTCATCACGTATTCTCATGCCTCTTGCTTTAAATCCTGCTGGTAAATTCGATAATGTACCTGCATCAAGTAGTTGTCTAAGAGCAAAAGTTGCTGTTCGTGACAGACCACCGATCATGTGAATCAATCCAAAGCCATAAAAACCTAATCCTGGTAAAAATTTAAAATGTGTAAAATATTCTTTTCTTAAAAATTTAGGATCCTCTTCTTTGTAGTTTCTATAAATAGATAAAATTTGTCTTGTAGATTCTTCAATAGTTACGATGTAAGGAATTTTTATATTAATCTTGTCTTCATCGTTTTCTGCAATGTAATCAGAAAGATCTAAATCTACATGCATTTCTAAAATTGTGTAAATAGAGTCTTGTGCTTGTACTGGTTTAATACCCTCTAATTGATTATATTTTTCTTGAACCTTATCTTCTTTCTTTTGTGGTTTTTGTAATTCAACTTCACGATAAAAACCTGATGCCATTTTTTTAAGTAAATCATTTTCTGATTGTTTAATAACGTGAGTAATTCTTGGAGCTTCTTTTAAATTAGTTGTATAGTATGGAACAACTAAATCCTCAGCTGGTATAAATTTAGATACTGCTCTTTCAAGCATTGCATCATAATAAACTTTTTTAAATGTAGATCCTGCAAGAGGTAGATAAAATAACATTTGATCAAACTCTGGAGTGTATTCCTCCATCTTATCCATGATCAAATAATTCATGTAATCTTTTACTCTATTAGATTGTTCTTCAACTTGTTGATTGTTTAGTCCTACGATTTGTGTTTTTACAGGACCATCACTTGGTAATAATTCTTTGTATGCTTGTGCTTGAAATTGTGTAACCGCTTCAGCTAACAATGGATGTGTTACTCCTGAAGCTCCTCTAAAAGGTTGGTTTCTTTCTGTATATTTAAATCCTAATAAGTCTAAACCTTTTGTATAAGTTTCTTCCCATTCTTTTCTAGACTCTTTATCGTTTTGATATTCTGTAATTAAATCAGAAGCTAATTGTTTAAGTGCTCTTTCATCAATTGTATCTGTAATATTTGAAAAAAAATCTTGAGGTTGTGGCTGTTCTTGTTCTTCCCCTTCTTCAGGAAAAGTGACAACAGCCTCTTCCTCTACATCAACTTCTTCGTTGATTGGATTATTTTTATCTATTTCAGCCATATGTTATGTGATGATAGTTCTTCTTTTTCTTCCTAACTTACATCCCTTTGCCATTACAGTAGTTTTAGAACCTTTGCTGAATTTACCGTAAACAGCTTCCATAGCTCTTCCATCTCCTGTGTCCAAGATCATAGCTTTTTTTCTTGCTCTATCGGCTGCGGCTATTGCTTCAGCAGCGGATGCATCCCCTGTAGCTAAAGACATACCTTTTTTTGTAAAAGCGTCCATGCCAGTAGGTTTTTTACCCATTTTAGAAAGGGCCATTGCTCCCGCGCCTATAGCTGCAGCTTTACCAACTTTTTTTAATGCATTTTTTAATTTTGACATTTTACTCTCCTATAGGTTTATTTTGAGAGTGTAAAGCATTTTGTGTAAGAAATCTATATTAGGGACTTAAAAATGTTAGTCTTATCAACTAAACCACCAGTTCTCATGTAAGCCTTCATTGGCAACAAAAATTTATCCAACACTTGGTTATCTGCTATAAGTGTAGGAACTTTTATATAGTTATCAGGATTAGTTGGTATCATTCTAACAATTTTAAAATCTCTTCTGTTCGCATTTAATGAATCAAGAATACCTGCCAATAAATCATCTGCTTCTCTTTCAGTTCTAGCTGCAGCTATGTGATCATCGTATTCGAAAACATCTCCTATTTTTCTATCGTAAGTCGCTCTTCCGTCTCTAACCATTCGACCATATTCTTGATTATCAGTAGATCTGTATGTTCTAATGATTTTAAATTCTTTGTTAGGATTACTCTTTGGCATATCAAATTGCTCAAACTTAGCACCATATTGTTTAGCAATCTTTTTCAATACTTTTTGATTTACTGCAAGTTCAGAAGATTCTTTTATAGCACCACTAGTAGTTCTTCTAACCGCTTTACCATTCATTAAACCATAGTTAAGCTCATC